ACGCCGTCTTCTGGAGTAATGCGGATAAACTGACGAGCAAACTCAGCAAGATTAAATCGTGATCTACTAAGCTTACGAACTGGATTATCAACTGGCTTTAATTTACCTTTTGGCTCCAACTTTGTACCCTTAATATCTTTTGGCGCTACTCTACTTTGTGGACGGCTCATTAGTGTTCTCCTGTAAGGTTAATTTATTAATACATTGTAAAGGTTTTTGTCCATGTTGAAAAGCGATAAGTCAATAAAAGAACAAGCCCCCGCCGAAAGGAAGGGGCTTGTATCACAGGAGAGTGATTCCTTAAATTTAGTCACTGTTGGTATTTAGACCAACAGTTGTACCGTCACCAAGATCAGCGCCATCAGCGTCAACCGTGATAACTACATGCATTGACGTTAGAAGTGTGTCTGTATCAACAGAGAACACAAGGTCGCCAGCTTTCATACCGAGATCAAGAGCATCGGTAAAGTAATCAGCCGCGTCTACTACTGATGCTGCGTCAGCAGACTCGTAAGCCCATATTGAAGGTGCAGTACCGCCAAGTGAAGCTAATAGTAGAGCAGGTGGGTTTGTGGTTGCGTAAGTCATTTCTAGCCTTCCTTTCCTATTCGATTACTGAGCTGCAAAAGCTGAGCCATCGTGGTTAATGAGAACGCCGCCAGATTGCTGTAGCAACTTGGAACCCATGTAAACAGTGTTACGAACCCAAGAAAGATCTTCTTTCTCATCGTAATCCATGTATGACTGGATACCTTTAGTGTCTACGGCATGACCGATAGCTGATTCATGGAACATGAAACATTTCTCGGCACTTGTAGCTGCACCTGTCAAACGAGGGTGTTCGATAACTTTAACACCGAGGAAGTCATAGACTTTCACTGTGTCGTCATAGAACGCACCGCCGGTTTGAATTGGTTTACTACCAACGTAATCTGAACTACCAAACTCGGTTGTTTGGTGCAGGTACGCCATAGCAGCTGGTGAAAGAACGGCACATACACGTCCGTCAGCAGGAACTTCTGCGTTGCCGAGGATAGTCTTGGCATACAAGAAAAGTTCAAGAGACATAGTAGTTGCTGAACCAGTGTCGTTGGTGAATGTATCCGCTTGAGCGATGATGTCATCATCAATCTTACGGTTAATAACACCAATACTGTCTTTCTGCATTTGGGACAAAATATCGCCCTGTGATGCAAAAATGTTGAAACCAGTAATTTCAACTGGGTCATGCCACTCTTTAAGAGTTGCAGTAGATTTCGTCAGGTTGTTAGAGCGGTAAGGCAACTTGCCGTTAAGCCCTCTGTTCACTGCGGCAGCACTGTTTGAGTCTTGAACCAAAAAGACAGCTGAGCCGCCCTTGATCATTGATTCAGTCGTAACAGTTCTACGAAGCAATGCTTGACGTTGTTCGAAACCAGCAATTATTTCTTGCCGATATGCGGTCTGAAAAGCACTATTAGCCATGATATTACTCCTTAAGCTAATGAGATTAAAAAAATCCATTCTGCTATGGGGAGGCCGTTAGTGCTGGTTACATGGGGAAGCCGATAAGTGTTCGGGGCCAAACCTGCATGGCACGGGGCCACTACATCTGGTAACTATATTAAGATAATATATTAAGAAATTAATACTTTCAAGTAAAAAGTTAATTAATTAATAAACAGCGTGATAAATAAAAAAACAGCCCCAGAAGAGGCTGTCTTTCCCAACAAGGAAGTCTGTTAATTATTTACGAGAAGATATCTTCTCTTGTGCTTCAAGAAGGACTTGATACCTAGCCTTCTTATCGGGTGATTTATGCCACTGATTAATATCGGCATCCATCTCTGCTTTAAGGCTACTGATTTCGTCAACCACCGCTTCCATATTATCTCTACCAGTCATCTTAACAACAGACGCAGCAGGGTTTATCTCACGAGAAACACTGTTCAACCATCGCACAGTCTCAGGGCTGTTCATAAACGCTGTACCATCAGCCGAACGACCATTAAGAAGCATATCTTGAACCTCTTGTGGTGCAGCGTTTATGAAGTTTTTGGCAATGTTGATATTCGTTTTATACTCATTACCCCACTCGGAACGTAATTTATCCTCTGTGACCTCTTTATCGTCATAGTCTCTTTGGACAAACTTAGCCGACTGATCTTCGATATTGGCAACATGAGCGTTTAACATAGCGTCAATCTGCGCTGGCGTTGCATTAGCATCGTGCATCACCTTAAGCATACCATCAAGATAAGGCTTATCTTCTTCACCAAAAGAAAAACCCTCTGGAAGCTTGTACTCGTACTCATCCGGTGTTTCTGGAATACCAAGATCCTTGCGATAAGCCGCTAAATCATCATCAGTCGGATTGTCCGGTAACTTAGGTAGCATCTCGCCGGATCGTATCTTCTGCTGTGCTGCAAACAACGCATCTGCAACAGCTTGCTCAGATCCGTATCTATCAAGCCTACCAAGCTTATCTTCATCGCCGCCAGACATGCGAGTACGCCACTCGTCTACTGGTGTTGGTGTAATGCTATCTGTAGGCTCTGGAGGGGGTGGTGTGCCCTCTGGTGCTGGTGTGTTATCCAGCGGCTCAGGTGTGCTTGTTGTCTCCAGTGCTGGTGCTGCGTCTGTCATCGTTCTTCTCCTGTTCAGTGAGTGTTAAGCAAGTTTTTTTCAAAATATCCATCGGTGTCTCTACCAAGTGAATTACATTAAGGCCGCAATACTGCCGACCATTGTTAAAAGCAGTTATATCAGGTTGCCCGGCAAACATTGAAAGCTGACCGACCATACCTAATTTTCTACAGAAATAATGGTATACTAAAGACTGCTCATGCTCTGATGCATCACCCTTTGATAGCGACTTAAACGCTCGTGCTTCCTGTATAGTAGTCTCCGGTAATTGAAATGGAGGCGAACGCTCCATCAGACCAGCTGTCTTCTTCGCCATATTTACTCTCCTGTTACCCGCTAATTACTGTCACGGGATTTTTACTTTTCTTCCTAGATAATTTTAAAGAGTCAGCAATTTTTTCTGCTCTTGTTGTTAACTTCTTACGCTTCCCATCCTTGGTTTTGTATGAAGTAATCATTTCTTTTCTAACAGCGACATCATCGCCAGACTTAATTGCTGCTACTAATTTAGGCCAGTCCTTCTTATCGAATGACCCAACATTAAACGATATATTAGTAAGAACTTTTTTATATTTATTAGGGAGTGCATCAAACTCTTTTTTACCAAAACCGCTTGATGCCTTCTCTTTATGTTTATAGTAGTCATTAGAGAAAAGATTATCGACCTGCTCTTGGGTCAGACCTTTTGAATAATCTTCGTCATCACTTAGTTTGTGCCCATAACCAATAGTTCCTGATCCACCCTCTAATGATTTATGCGGAAACCATAGTTTTTTATCCTTATCATAACCAGCCATTTCAGCATTTTCAGCAGATTTAAGTTCTGATTTAAACACTTCAGAACCATCATCAAACTCTTTAGCTTCCTGCATAGGTGGTGGTGAAATTATAGGAGATACATCACGGGCAGCCATCATAGGTGGTGGTGAATACGGAGTGGACTGCATAGGTGTCTGTGGCTGTCCTTTACCTTTATTAAATAACTTACCCATTACTCACCAACTCCATCATCGACCAATCCCATTACGGATGCCGCCTCTCCTGCCGTTTTAGCTATATCTGCTCCCTGACCCAACTGCGCCATCATTTCCTGAGTTTGTGCGGCTTCTGCGGCCTGTGCGTCTAACTCAGCAACTTCATCTTCTGACCTAATCCAATCCATAGGTGTGTCGGAACCAATAATTGAATCACGTAGACCTTCTTTAATATCCATGACATTAGCAACGCTTGGATCAAGTCCCATAGCCTGTGATATAAGACCAAGTGCGCCCATGTATTTCTGGCTCTTAAGCCTGTCTTCTGCGGCATGTAACGGACTTTCAAACCCAAACCTAACGTCCTGACCCTGTAGATTTTCTGGTATAAACTCAGGACTGCCAAATGCGTTGGCTCTCATCAGGGTTTCAAAAGTAATCTCACAAATGCTTCCGTTATATTCGTGCTCAATCGGCTCGAAAATTGGCAGGGCATCACGGATATACTCTTGAACTCGTTGCGCAGTCTCGTAGGCTGTCATCTCGGCAGACCCACGGTTAGGCAGGTTAATTCTATCTAGGAAAAACGCTTGGTGGATCTCGTTACGAATCATATCTTGAATTTCAAATCCAATATTCATCCCGCTTTTGTCCTGCGATATAGGACGAAGAACATCTCCTAAACGCTCGTCATACTCGTCAGACACATATGTAATGCCACCAGCAAACATATTAATGTCACTGCGTATAGCCTCACCAACAGCAAGCATCGCTGGGTTTGTGTACTTCTCGCCAGCCTCAAGTATCGTCAGCGCAACAGCTTGAAAAGTTCGGGCAGACGGTAAAGCAGCAACAACGGCTGGAGAATAACTGTACTGACTATCAGAAACAGTCTGCCAACGCGGGATGCTATATATACGTGTCCACGACCCTACTTCTTCAAGTACGTGGTTATTCTCAATATCAAGATAAATAGAGACAAATGGCTGCTTGTACCTCTTCGCTTTACCAGTAGAGCTTTCTTTATGGCTACTCTCATAGCTGTCAGATGGCACAACAACATGGCGTATTTCTACCTCACGCTGGGCAGATTCACCACCCTTAGCATAATCAGCAAGCATTTTAGTGTGAATTTTATCTTTGCCAAACTTACGGACAATATCTATAAGCTTAGGTTTCCACTTACGATCAACACGGTCAATATAACCAGCTGCGTTCTCAGCCCACACAACGTCTCTTAAGTGGTGGCAGCGGTATAGTAGAGATTCATTATCCCAGTTCATCTCCGTGGAAATAACGCACTGACCAAACGCGGCGTAGTCATGATCGCCCTCTTTAGTAGCACGAACAAAACCAGATTGAGTGTCATACATAGCATTACGCATAAGACCTGTAGCCCACTCAAGCCACCGTGCGGATTCAACATCTTTAGGATCACCAGCCTTCATCTTAAACCAAGTTTTATCCCTCGGCCTAAGCATAGAGCCAAACATATCCCCTAGGTTTCTACGTGCTTGTAATGGGTACGATGATGTTAAATTATCTGCAAAACCGTCACCCAAGGAACGCTTTGCAGTAAATGTCGCTCTTTCTACATAGAAATTTTCTGCGATCTCCTGCCACAAGGAATCAAGCGACTGTTTCTGTGAAAACAGCGCATTACCAACTGACAACAGTTCAGTACATCTATAATCTGACATTAGCCTAAGCTACTTCCTACGTCCGTTGAGCCGGACATTATTGTGTTTGGTGAGGATTTTTCATCCTTCTTTTTCTTAACGCTGGCCGTTACTCCCACCTCAGATGGTATTTTACCCAGCGTAGACTTAAGATCACCTCCCAACTTGGTTTGATTTTCTTCTGGCTTTGGGTCCGATGTTTTTGGTATATAGCTACTTATATTATCAGATCCCATTACGGCATTCATAAAATTATCGCCTGTAAGACCTGCTCTCTCAGCCCCCTTAGCTCTAAAAAGCTTCATCGCACTGGCCATTAACCAAGCCTATCGTCATCGTTAGTCATAACCGTGCTGGCTCTACCAGACTTACGGGCCGCAACTGCCTTCTTACGCTGTTCCTCGGCTTTTAATTTAGCATCATCAGGGACTGGCATTACTTCTGGAGGCTCAATAGGTGGTGGAGGCTCGTAAACTGGAAGTGGTATCGCTGGTGGTGTTGGTGCTTGTTTTGGTTTACTAAAAACGCCGCCCATGTGATAAATCCTTTTATATGAGTAAATAATTAATATATTAACCTATATATTAACTAGCGTCTACGATTTTTATAACCCAAGTTTACTTTAGGCTCATTATACTTCGTGTTTATAGAGCCATGCTTGCTGTCAATCGTGCCATACATCGCGCCGACTGCTGTTCCTTTGGGGCCGTGACTCCAACACATGACGACCTGATCCCCTCTATCTGTTGATCGGCCAAGACGTTTTTTAATAGCCTTCTTTTCCTCGATCTTAATGCCGTTAGAACCAACGTCAAATGTCGGGGCTGCTAAATCCGCTGCTAATTTACTGCATGGTGGTAACGCTATTTTAGACCCGCCAATTTGTGAAGGATCGAGAGCCTCTCTAAGTCTCCACCACGCCTCGGCACGTTTATTCGAAAACTTTAATTTACTACCAACCGCTTTCTTGTTCGATTTATGTCTACTATCAAACCCCTTGCATGGTATCTTATTGTCCTTAAACGACTTGAAAACTGTCGAACCATAACCTCCACCAATATCAACCACAATATCAGAGCCATGCTGTCGTAGATTAATTAACGGACCAGTGACATCAGTGCCTAAAGGTGTCTCCTTACCAGAGATTATAGTCTGCTGAGAAAACCACCAGTCATGCCTATACCCAAGCACGTTATCATCAGCGCCGCCCTGTGCAACATCAGCCGCTATACATGACTGGGGGACACCATCAGGAGGCTCCGGCTTCCATCGTGCTTGCGCTTGACGTACCCATTCGGACGGGATTACTTGGGCTTCTGCATCTGACCTACTCAGCATAAAATTACCATCACGCATGGCAGACCGCAAAGGCTCAGGCAAGCTATCCAACGTTGCCGCGTAATCAGTATTAACCAGATATGGATTATCTTGCAGCTTACCTGCAATAAATGTCCTAGATTTTGGCTTAACTGGTTTTTGCTGACCTGAGAATTGATACATCTCTGGGCCGTCTACAGCGAAATCGTTACCATCGGGATCACTAACGTACCAACGAAGTTCACCGTCTTTTGCTGGGTTTTCGTGTGCTGGGTCAAGCCAATCCCTCCAGTACCCGATCACCCAATCACCATCTGCGCTAGTTGGTGGGTTAGATGCGGCAACGACTCGACATCTCTCATCAGGGTCTGTGGTACGACACCATGTTATAATATACCTGAACTGCACCTCTAAAAACTGTGTCACCTCGTCAAAAGCTTTTAGCGAAGCCTGTTGACCCTGCCAAGCCTCTTCATCGCCTAAATTTAAACAGGCTCCGAACTCTATCAAACGTCCGTCATCAGTTCTAAGTTTAGGTCTTGGCATAGTGGCGAACCCTTTACGGGACCCATACATAGAACATAAATCCTCAGCCAACGCGCTTAAATCAGCATATTTACGTCTGAATATATGTGATTTTTTATGTTGGGTTAAAGATAAACCAGTTATTAAAGCACTCTTACCGGAGCCAGCAGACCCTCCATATAGTAATATGTCGGCCTTGCTGTAAAAAGCGTCAGTTTGCGGCCCCTCATTAGGAATAAACTTCACGCCATCGAATGTCTTTAATGTTGAAGAAACAATTTTGTCTAATTTATCTTCTGATAGACCCTCAAGGTACTTTGTTAACTGTTCTGTCTCGTTCATATCCATGCGATATTATAACACAAAAAAAGAGAGCCGCAATAGCGACTCTCTTCCGATCCTAAGGCAAGGATATTCTTTATGATACTGCTGCTGAAAGCGGAGTAGCTACTGTACCTGTACCAGTTGTTCTTGCTTCAAGCAAAAACTTACCAGAAGCATAGTCAGTAATCGTGAACGAGTCACCCATGATACCGCCCGTAGTCGATCCGTTCAGTGTGATCGTATCGTAACCATCGCCATCAAGTGCTGGCCAAGCGGCGAGGGCATCCGAGGTATCTGCGTCTACGTTGACGATAAATCCATGAAACTCGTCTGTACCGTTAGCAACCTTAATGATGACGGTGTTTGAAGTAACGGTTGTCCCCACAACAATTTTATATACATCGCCTGTCCCTGTAGCTGCTGGAAGCGTCAGAGCAAGACCTGCTGCTGCGTTAACAGTTACAAGTGCCTGTGCGTGTTCTGCCGGAGTGATTGCATCGGTAGCTGTAATGTTAACAACTTGTGTTCCACGAGCAATAGTTCTTTCTCTGTCAGTTGTTGATGTGTCTCTTAAGACAAGTGCGTTGTCTTTACTGAGACCGAAGAGCATGCCCTTGAGTGATTTTAAGATTTCTGTAGCCATGATAGTTTCCTTTGTTTAAATGCTTAATTGCTTATAAGGTTAGTGTGTTTACCTATTGTGCCAGAAATACACAGGGGGTCAAGAAGCATTATTACTCATTATCATTACTATTTTGAGTAGATACCATGTCGGGATTAGACACAGCTAGTCCATCCAGCAACAGGTCAGTGGTGTCTTCATCGTTATCTGTCGTAGCGAATATCTTTACATGATCCTCGCTATTAACCGTAACCACAACCATCTCCTGAATATCATCAAGGTCTATTTTACGTATAGTCTTAAGAACGTCTATTTGATACATCTCTGTCATGACTATCATTATCAACTTCTTCGGCCCCTACGTCAACATTATATAGATATTCAGTCTCGGTAAATACAACACCGCGTTTTATCGCTTTATCAGCGGCGTTGTTAGCCATTTCAACTGCTTTATCCATATCTATACGACCAGAATCATACTGCTTCATTGCTGTATTAACAGTAGTGTAATACTCGTGTTTGGCAAGCTCAACCTTAAACCTAACTTCCCTTGTTCTAGACATCATGCTACCGTGACACTTAAAATCATTTATATCTTGGGATATTGAAGTGTTAGCCGACTTTATGTCTCCAGATACGTTTTCTTTATTTTTAATAAATTTCATCTTCTACCTCAACGTCAATAACTTCTTCCAGCAGATTAATACCACGCTCTTCTGCATCACGCTTGGCAAATATCATCATACGCGCTATCTCGTCCAACGCCACGTCTTTGCGCTCGATCTTTACCGTCTGCACCACAGCTTGCTCGGCCTTACCACGCGCCCTGTCTGCCAACGCATCCGCACAACTCTTACGAACAGCAGCCGGAGCGTCTATATCCTTCATTAACTCATAATACGTGGTGAATATCTCGTACTCTACAGCACCAGCAAGCTTCTTGAGATCCTTCGTATCAGGTAGGTCAGGTGACTTGAAATCATCTCGCTTGGGCTTCTCGATACTCCTAACCGGGGCGGGCATACTATCAATCCGCCGCTGACGATCTTCCGCCGCTTCCATGCGCTCACGTTCTGCCTTTTCCTCAAACGTCTCATCGTGCACTACGAGCACCATTACTGTCTACAACCTCTTTAATCAGACGCGCTATCGTGCTCTTGGGGATCGATAACGCCGTTGCAATCTGACGTGTCGATGCCCCATTATAATATAGCTCCATTATTCTGTTCAGGTGCTTGTCCCATTTACGGTGTCGTCCCATGTCAGTCGTCCTTCCCACCAATAGCAGAGCGCTCTTCCTGTGTGGTCGTACCATCCATGCCAGACCAGTTCAAACGGCGCGTGATGCCGTGGCTTGGATGGTCTTCTGGAGCAACAACACCGCCCTGTGTCGTTACACTGCCAACAGCAGGAGGCACAGCAGGTACGGACGGAGCCATTGACGGAGCAGTTAAAACAACCTCGCCAGTCTCAACATCTACAGACAACTTACCGCCACCCTCGATGACCCGCAAGCTATTCGCTATTAAATGCTCTGCCATCTTGCTTACCCCTATTCCGCTCTTCTCACTTATGTTACGTAGCGTTTCATATACCTTGGAATCGATACGAACCGTATTTGTTGTGGCAGACTTCTAATGCTCGGAAACTAAAACATCGTGCGTTTCTTTCATAACACGATTTCTGGACTTATTCTCCGATGCCGATTTCTTAGACTCCACATATTCGCGCCCCGCTTTTGACACAACATTACCTACTATAAGCGTCCCCTTACCCTCACTCGTCATTGTCACTCGCCCACCTCTCTCTATCAGTGTCTAATACGCGGTCAAAATACACATCCGCACAGTCCTTGGCAAACTCTTCCCCAGATACAGTCAACACAACACACTTAATACCTATGCGGCTGAATGAGTAACTCTTACGCCCATCTGGAGACTTTACCACTATTTACGACCACCCTTGCCACCAGCCCCAACGACCTTCTTTAGCTTCTTTTTTTTTACAGGATTCTTGACATGTTCCTTCTTGCCAACCAGAAACGGCTTCCTACCAACCTCGGCTATAGCAGCCTTAACCGCAGCGTCACAACCCTTATTATACAATCGCTCATCCTCCAATATACGCAAGCAATCCTCACGGTCGGAGCTGTCTTCTACATACCGGCCTATTACAAATGCCAGACGGTCTACGCTTTCTTGTCTCATCTTTTTACACTCCTTAAATAATTAACTATTATCAGTGTAGTCTATTGGGGCAGTGTGTCAAATCAAATTCATGCGGACACCACACTATTATATCCATATTATTTCCCCTGTATGTTATTTACTGCCCCATTATATATGTGTGGGGGGCGTTGTCAATATTTATAACTGCCCCATAATGTAAATGGGATATTTTGTTTGGGGGGTAGCTATATGGTGCGTAGGAAATTTCATTCCCCCCCTCCCCCCTCATTTTTCGAGCCTGCCTAGGATAAATCGGGCTGAAAATAGATGCTATGTCTATTGCCCAGCCATGCGAAAATACGCTGCGAATATGCTTTAATCCCCATGAAAAGCGCATTATGTCAAGCTTGGTACTATAATACCGCACATTTAAGCGCCATAGAGCACTATGTTATATGTTTTAGGTCGTATCATACCCGATCATTATAGGGCATTGTGCGGGCAGCTATGGGGCAAAACGCCTGCATCCCGCCGTGACTATAGCCCGCGTTGTCTCATGTCCGGTTTAATGTCCGGTTCATGCCCAGCACGTATCACGTCAAAATCAGCGCATAAAAAAAGAGGCCATGCGCATTGCATAGCCTCTAGTCATTCGGGTAGGAAGTATTTATTCGATACGTATCACGGCAATCTTGTTGGTGCTTTTTTGTTTACGTGTTACCACCTTTATACCGATTTGTGCCGCAATTTGTGGTGCAGAGGTGCGCCTCCATCCCTCCTGCAGGTAGAATGCCTCCCCGACATTAAGCGAACGCATGGCTTTTGTTAGCCCTATGGAACGGTTTGATTGATTTTGTCTTTTTGTTGTTTTTATCTTTGTTAGATCAACTTTGTGAATCTCAACGTTGGTCATGTTTTCATCTCCATATATAAATAATTATTTGTGGTTCAGCGTACTATATATAAATAATTATATGTAGTTCAACGCACCATATATAAATAAAAACATAAATACAACGAAGATAATTGGAAAATGGAAAAAATACCCGAAAAATAACCGAATTCCTATTGAGTCTATTGAGAAAAATCAGGGTTCTATTGAGACTCTATAATATAATAAATTTTAAAAGTTATTATTATTATTAAGGGCTTAGCTGATTTTATTGCCATTTTCTCAATAATCTCAATAATCTCAATAGATAAAATCGGCGTTTGAAATTTATTTAGCCTACCCTTTTTTTTAAAATTCCATTGAGGTTTTCAAACTCCTTCTAAACCGTTACTAGTTAGGGTTTACAGCTTTTCAAAATCTCAATATGGTTTTATTGAGCTTTTTTAAAAAAGGTTATTAACTATATTATCATAATTATCTGTAATACGCGGTCGTAGTATGCGGGTAAATTAAACAAAAGGCTTGTAATGATATAAGTATTGTGTCATATTGATAATAGGAGTTGACGCACAGTGCGTTGGTATTACAGGAGATGAGATTATGAAAGATTACACCACCCCAGAAAAATATAATGAATTAACCTCTGTATTAAATCAGCGGCGTGAATTGATAGCACGTCATGCAAATACTGATATTAGTTGTTATAGCTTGGCACAAAAACTAGCAATGATGGCGGAGCGCAAATTGAATGTGAAGTACTTATCCGATAAAATAGATAATTTAATGAAAGGATGATGAGATTATGAAAATGAAAATGGAATATGTAGGGGACGTTGATTTAAATCATGGCGGTTTATTTTATGACGTATCAAACCTACCAGAGGATACGGCAGGAAGTTTTTGTGTCGAAGCGATCAGAATAACTGACTTAGGTAGCGCTTGCGGTGCTTGTGGAATGATATTGATTGAAACGGGCTCTATTTATGTTTTTGAAGCAGGAAAACAACGGGATAGTGCATTATCTATTATAGACGCGGAAAGCAACGATATTAGATCTCTTATAGAAGCTTGTGAAGCCTACGGCGGAATAGAGCCCGACATTTATCAAGAATCCGAAGTAATACAAACAGATTTTGATGAACCAATGATTTTTTAAGGTTGGAAAGCTGGCAAGCGAATAGATAGAAATGATCTAGCCGGATATATACACAATAAATATAATATACAAGGATAAGAGATAATGATTACAATTAACGGCAATAAGTTTGCAAAAAACGATTCTGAATTTACGGATACCCTCTTTCAAAAAGACGGAACGGCCTATGGATTTTACAAAAAGCGCAAGGGCTGTATTGATTTGTATAATATGCAATCTGAACTGTTTGCAGCGGTCGTATGCAATGGCGATAAATTTAAAGGCATTGTTAACGCGATAGAGATAGACGGAAAGAGGCATTATCAACACTCTGCTAGTCGTAACACTAATGAACTTTTAGGCGTTCCAGTGGGCTATATAAGCGCAATGGAATATGCGGAAATAGTTTTTAATTCAGTAGAAGGATAAAGCAATATGAGACACATAACAGAATCATACCTAGACGGCATAAAAGACAGTCGGGCATTTTTAAAATCTAATCCTGATTTTAGCTTGGCTGACATGCGTGAGTTGATGGAAACGGACAGAGAATTAATGCGTAGTCATAGCGCCGCAATGAAAGATTATTTCAAGGGCGGTCGTGATTTTTGGCGTCATCAAATTAAAAAGGGATAGAGATAATGACCGATAAACACACGCCCGGGCCATGGGTGGCTGTTTTCACAGAACGAGAAGACAGTATCATTAAAAACAATATAAAATTTTCCGCGAACATATACACTGGAGAGGGGAATCGATACCAGAAAGTTAATGCAAGTGACCTGTATATGGTCGCGCAACAATTCCCTCTATCAAACAAAGAGTATAGAGGGCAATGGATTGCAAACGCACACCTAATAGCCGCCGCGCCTGATTTGTTAGAGGTTTTGGAGGGGGTAACAAATGCGTTAAGCCGCATGATAGACAAGCATGACCCTGACACAATAGAGGCTGGGTGGCTTGGTCACTCATATGAAGCAATCAAAAAAGCAAAAGGAGAATAGACCATGACAAACGATATAGGCATAATTCGCAAAGTAATAATAAGCGCTGGTAGCGTTGTCTTATTTTGGGCATTTTTAATAACAATTTTTAGCATATAGGGAATCGGGATAATGGAAACGGTACAAATAAACATAAATTGGAATAGTGAGACCAGTATAAAGCTTGCTGAAGAACAAAAGTCAAAACTTGAATCCCTTGGATACACTCAAGTAAACACGTTTGGGGGACTAGTGCATTCAGTACTAATTTACGCAAAACGTGTAAAGGATAACACATAATAAAGCATGGCATTACTAAACATAATATGAACGGGAGGTCTGGCAAGATTGCTAGTGCGCGGGTTTATATCCATGCTTTGTATTTTACCGATACAATGAACTAAAAAAACGGGCAGAACGTTTGCCTTTCACCATATTAATATACGGGAACGACGATAATGGAAATAACGCAAAACCGAATAATAATTTGTAAATTCTGGTTTAATATCAATTCACAAGGAACGTAAAAATAAATGATAAAATAATATTGACATGATGATAAAACAGTGTCAGTATTATTACAGGATAACAAAACAAAAGGGCAATCAATATGACTAAAGAAGCTGAACAAGCAATAAACGACATGATGACAACGATCGATATTTACAGAGACTTAACGCTATTTGCATCGGGCGAATAGACACATTAATTAATACATAGGAGACTTGAAAAATGGAATATGACAGAATTAACAACGATACGAACGGTAATCCGAGATATGTTTTTCATTACCTATCATGTAAACCAGCCTGTTTTGACGGTTTACCAAGGGATGAAAGATATAAAGAAACCTGTAAAATTATGAATAAAATCGGAGGCCGTAAATACCATAATAAATCTTATGGTGGCGGTATTGTTTTTCAATCTTATAACGTAAACAGGGATATAGAAAACATCGAGCGCTTGAAAAAAGAAACATGCGAACAATGGGGCAAGTTGCCGGGTAATCGTAAATACTATAAATATGAGCGTATTTTGCTTGATAGCGCTTATTCAAGCGGCTTCGAGGATTGCGACTATTATATTGATCTTTCTTCGCCGGAATCTACTGATAGGGACAAGGCACAATTTATTCATGATAGGTTTATGTCGGAATATGGCTGGCTTGTGAAGCAATCCGGAAGGCAAACAGCAATGACTGATTGGTTGCAGGGTTTAGCTTTAAATATCCCGTATAATAATCATGAGATTTTGCAAATTGCCAATGCTCTTGAAATGACGGAAAAAGCACAAGATAAAATTCTTGATAATTACTGGAGATTTATGGCGATGCGTTTATTCGGTGTCTGGTCATATTTTAACATTGGAGCATAGCATGAGTATAGTTTACGTATTACACGGGTATGATAATTTACAACACTCAACAAGAATTTATGGTGTTTATGAAAGTATCGAAAGCGCTAAAATATGGATAAAAAATGTATCGACAATTCAATGGGAAAGAAGCGGAGAAACATATTTAACGGCGGGATGCTATATAGGTGGCACTTGTGAAGAGTATATCACATTTAATGTGATTAAAACCAATTACAAAAAGGATAGACCGTGAAGGATTTAAGTAATTTACCAATATGCAAAGCCGGAGCATACCGTTTATCAGACTATTTTAGGCCGCGATGGAAGATATTAGACGCGCCGAAAGAGTCAAAGCAATGGCGAGCGCATTACTGGACAATGATCGGCGCTAAAAGAGCGCGTAAACACATAAAACAGAGGACTTGAAACCATGAAACAACTAATCAAACGAGCATCGGGCAAATCAAGCATACCATCACTTGAAACCATACGTGTTGCAGGCGGTCTAGCAACGGCAACAAATACGGATATATGGATCACGTACCCTGCACCGGAAAGCCT